TACGGCTTTGGAGCAATCGCTACTAAGGTCGGAGCAGGCGCATTTAAGAACAACAAGGCGTAACAAACTCACTAAGTCGCTCTGGGGAGTAGTAGCCCTCTACTCCCCAGAGTCTTTAGAAAGGACATCATGGCACTTACAACAGTTGCAGAACTCCGTAGCACGCTCGGAGTCGGTACTTTGTATCCAGATGCAACCCTTCAAGAAGTATGCGATGCAACAGATGCAGTTTTACTCCCTATGTTATGGAGTCCTACTTACTTCTCAGTAGCGCATGAAAACATCGTAGGGCAGGGCACTCTTTACTTTAACGATCCTATTAAAGAGATTTTTTATATCGGTCAAACAGTAACAATTTCTAATTCTGGATCTTCTTACAATGGCAGTAAAGTTATTACAGCCGTTGGAGATTATTCAATCAGCATGACTACAAATCACACTACAGCGCAGCCTAAGCACGCTATTGCGCCTTATGGCTCAGTCGCTTCAAGAACTTACACAGACTGGACTACCGATATGGCAGTGCAGCAAGCAGCTCTTATGATATCTGTTGAAATCTGGCAAGCGCGTACAGCCACCCTTTCAGGCAGTAACGCAGTCGATTTCCAGCCAAGCCCTTACCGAATGAGCGCACAGCTTCTCGCTAAGGTGCGAGGATTGATCGCTCACGCACTCGATCCGCGTTCGATGGTGGGATAATGCCTGTTGCTATCACTACTCTCAGAACTACTTTAGCGACTGCTCTAGTCAATAACGCTAAATGGCAGACTTTTGCGTTCCCGCCAAGTGTCGTATTAGCCAACAGCGTTATCGTGTCTCCAGATGATCCTTATCTAACGCCTAATAATAATAAACAAATTTCAGTTGCACCAATGGCTAACTTTAAGATAATTATGACTGTGCCACTTTTTGACAATGAAGGAAATCTTAACGGCATTGAAGATACAGTTTGTAGTGTCTTCGCACTACTTGCAGCATCATCTCTAGTCTGTAATGTAAGCGCAATCAGCGCACCAAGTATTCTCAACGCTGCATCGGGAGACCTACTCAGCTGCGAGATGTCCGTATCAATCCTAACGAGTTGGAGTTAAACATGTCCGATTGGGAAAAAGAGAACGAAGCCTTTCTGATCAAGATCGGGCAGGTTAAAGAAACACCAGCAGCAAAGCCAGTAACTACAAAGAAGGACGAGGAATAATCCATGTCAGTTTATCTAGCAAATACGGGAGTTCTAACTGTCAATGCGGTTGATCTCTCGACACTAACAACTTCAGTAACAATCAACCGAGCATTTGACGAGCTTGAAGTTACTGCACTTGGCGATACAGGGCATCGTTTCGTTAAGGGATTGGAAGCTTCAAGCATCACAATCGACTTCCTAAATGATGAAGCAACATCTAAGACACTCCAGACACTTGCAGCTGTATGGGGCACTAACACAGTAGTCACATTCAAGCAATTTTCTGGTATCACATCACCTACAAATCCACTTTACACAATGACATGCTTGGTCAATAACATCACACCTGTAAATGGTGCTGTTGCAGACCTTTCAACTCAAAGCGTAACTTGGAACGTATCAGGTACAATCGCAGTAACAACAGCGTAAGAAACTAACAAAGGGGCAAACCATGGCAAGACTAAAGATAGTTCGTACAGATGGAAGCGTACTAGAAGGCGAGATCACTCCAGCAGTGGAGTACTCATTCGAGCAGTACGCTAAAAAGGGCTTTCATAAGGCGTTCCGCGATGAAGAAAAGCAGAGCGATGTCTATTGGTTAGCATGGGAAGTAACACGCAGGACAGGTGAAACTGTTAAGCCTTACGGGATTGAGTTTATCGAGACGTTACGATCGGTAACTGTCGAGGATTCAGACCCTTTAGCATAAAGCGAGATCTGCCATTCACCTACCTAATCGCTCGCTTGAGCATTAGGTTGCAGATCCCGCCACAGCACTTACTAGAATTAGACAAAAACATGCTCGATGCATTAGTGCAAGGGCTCAAAGATGAAGCGAAAGAGGTGAGCGATGCCAGCAACAGTAAAAGGCGGGGTCGCTCTTAGAAAATCTCTACGCAAGTTTAGTCCTGATCTTGCTAAGGCATTGCCTAAAGAAGTAGCAGAAGCTCTTAAACCTATTACAAAAGCTGCCAAAGGTTATCTTCCAGATGATGGTCAAGTGCTTAGCGGATGGCTAGCCCGCGAAGGATCACAGTCTCGTTTCCCTAGTTACAATGCTCGACTTGTAAAGCGAGGCATTGGTTACAAGACAACACCATCAAAGCCTAACCGCAGAGGGTTTAGATCCCTTGCTCGCGTATTTAATAAGACTGCTGCTGGAGCAATTTATGACACTATGGGTCGCAAGACTCCGCAAAGCAGATTAGTGGTAAATCAGAATAACAAGTATCCCAGCCAGATGAAGGGCAAGGATAAGATGGAAGGTCGCGCTTTGTTTCGCGCATACGAGGAAAACAATGGCAAGGCTAGAGAAGCAGTATTAACAGCCATTCAATCCGCAGCTGACAAGTTAAATCAAAGAGCGAAGGTGTAACAGATGGCTAATGTATTTATTGACATCGCAGCGGAGTTCACAGGCAACAAAGCCTTCAAGCAAGCCGAGACTTCTACAGACAAGTTAATCAAAACTACAAAGAAACTAGCAGGGGCAATCGGTATTGCTTTTAGCGCACAGGCTATTGTCAATTTTGGAAAACTGGCAGTCAAAGCCTCATTAGATCAACAGGCAGAGCAGAACAGATTAAACCAACTTCTTAAAGTTGGAGTTGGAGCGACCACTCAAGAGATCGCTTTGCTTAACGAACAGGCTAAAGCATTAGAGCGCATTGGTGTCGTTTCGGGTGGCAACATAACCCAGACACAATCTCAACTGGCTACATTCAATCTTCAAGTGAGCACCATCGAAGCCTTAACCCCTGCCATCCTTGATTATGTAACAGCAGAAAAGGGTGCTACTGCTAGCACAGCAGACTTTAAGTCTATGACTAATGGGTTAGCGCAAGCCCTTAATGGTAACTTTGCTTCTCTTACTCGCGTAGGTTTCGTGCTTGATGCCAACACTAAAAAACAGATTGCTAACGGCACAGAGGCAGAACGAGCTAACGCTTTAGTAAAGGTCTTGAACTCTACTTACAAAGATTTTAACGCGAACCTGCGAGACACAGATGCAGGTCAAATGCAAGTCCTTGCCAACTCAGCGCAAGAAGCCACGACTATTATTGGCACAGGCTTACTTGATGCTCTCAAGGCTGTAGGTAGAGATAACTCTATTGAAGATCTTGCTTCATCAATGGAAGGTGCAGCACTAGCCTCAGCAGACTTTATTAGAGGATTAGGTCAGATTGGCTCTTTCAAGGTAAGCGGTGAGACTAAAACTCTTATAGGATTACTAACAACACCTTTCCAGAGATCCTTATCTGCTGGACCATTGGGAGCAATTACTAGACTCGGTGAGCAGTCTCGATTAGGCTCAGGCGGGGGAATACAAAAAGCCTCAGATAACGCACACCTTAAATCACTTCAAGACCAATACAAGGTTATTAAAAAGACTTCAACCATTTCGACTAAACTCACAGCCGATGAGTTAAAGAAGTTAAAGGCTAAGAGATTACAGAACGCAATCGACAAGGCTAATCTTGCCCTAAACAAGGGTGAAGAAATCTTTGACATGGACAAGATCCAGATTGCAGCAGCTTTAACATCACAGGCTGAGCAACTGGGCAAGGCAACTACTGCATCACAGGTCTTACAGATTGCCAATGACACTGCTCGCCTAAATGTCAAAAAGTCAATCCTTGCTTTAGAAGATGCCATCGCATCTAAGGATGAAGCATCAATCATTGCTGCGACCAACAAACTCAATACAGACCTAAAGGTCTTGGGCACACTAGGCGCACAGAATCTAAAACTATTGGACATCAAGTCATTGCTGGAAAGCCTAAAGCCTAAAGACCTAATTAACATTGCTAACCTAGAGGCTGCTTTAGCTTTAATAAATAAGATTAACCTAGCCTCTAGTGGCTCAACTAAGCCAATTACTACAACGACTACAACTGCAACAGGCATCCCAATGCTTACAGATGCTCAAGTCAATGAAGCATTGGCAGCAGGAAGTTTTGTGCCTGTCGTGGCTGCAACAGGTGGAGTTGTCGGCGGTTCAACTACTGCGGGTGCTTATGCTTCTAGCGGTTTTCCTGGGGCAGTTACTAATGACCCTACAACAGTGAACATCACTGTGAACACTGGCATCGGAGACCCTAACGCTATTGCAGAGGCGATTGATCAGGTACTCACAGATGCAAGGCAACGCGGTACTTTAGGAACTTTCGCAGCATGACATGGCTTCCAGAATGGCGAGTGACAGTAGGTGATGATGTCTATACGACTGTCACCTCTGTTTCCTTTGCATCTGGTCGCTTAGATATTGACAGACAATGCACAGCAGGTTACTGCCGAGTAGAGATCATAAACACTACTAATGCACCTTTCACCATCAATGTCACAGAGCCAGTCACACTAGAGCTTAAAAATAGCAGTGGCACTTATGTCACTGTATTCGGTGGCGAGGTCTCAGACTTCAACATCGGAGTAAGAAGTCCAGAGGAATCAGGCTTCATCACTACTGGCACTATTCTAGGCATTGGCTCACTGGCAAGACTTACTAAGACCATTTATAACACAGCACTTGTAGAAGGGTTAGATGGCGCACAGATCTCAGCCATCTTAGGCTCAGCACTTAACCTGAACTGGAATGAAGTAGTGCCTACAGTTACATGGGCTACCTATCCAGCAACACAGACATGGGAAGATGCAGAATCTTATCTTGGTGAAGTGGACTCAGGCTTCTACACGATGATTGCTCTAGCTGCTAATGCTTCTGCACAGTCTCAGACTCTTGTCGATCAGATTGCCAGCAGCGCGCTTGGTCAGATTTACGAGGAAAAGGATGGAGATGTTTCCTATGCAGATGCAGACCACAGATCTAACATCCTTGCAAGCAATGGCTATACTTTCCTCAATGGGTCTTATGCAACACCAAGCTCTATCTCATCAACAACTCAAATTGCTCGCATCCGTAACAGCCTTATCTATCGCTACGCCACAGGATACGGATCAACCTACAGCACCTCAGATACCGACTCCATAGCCTCTTACGGGCTCTTTGAGCGTTCTTTTGACTCTAACATTAAGAGCCTGACTGATATCACTGATATCGCCACTAGAGAGCTTAATCTGCGGCGTGTGCCAAAGGGCTCGCTGGGAGCGATTACCTTCCGCCTAGATAATCCCGACATGCCGAGTGCAATGCTTGACAGCCTTATCGGGGTCTATTTTGGTCAGCCAATGCTTATCAGCAATCTGCCTAGCAACTTGCTCGGTGGCACTTTTGAAGGCTTTGTAGAAAATGTTGCACTACGGGCAACACCTACCTTTGTGGACATTACCCTCTACATATCAGCTACAGAATTCTCATTATCTACGACACAGTGGGACACAGTATTCCCTAGCACAATCACATGGGATACTACAAATGCTATACTAACTTGGAACAATGCGATCGGAGCACTCAACTAAATGGCAACCTCACCAATATACAGCTGGCCAGAGCCAGATAACACTGACCTTGTAAAAAATGGTGCGCTTGCCATTCGCACACTAGGCAACGCCATTGATACCACAATGGGCACAATGACTCCAAAGTCCATCGTTGATGCTAAGGGCGATCTCATTGCAGCTAGTGCCAACGACACACCTGCGCGCTTGGCGGTCGGAGCAAACGGCACTACATTGATCGCAGATTCTTCCACTTCGACAGGATTGCGGTATCAGTCATCTTACAATGCCAACGGAATAATCAACGGCGGTTATGACATAGCGCAAAGAGGCACTTCTATAAATACAGCGGCAGGTACTTTTGCTTATACACTTGATCGTCTCTGGGTTTTTTCAAACGGCCCAGCGGTAACGACATCTCAGCAAGTAACTGGAGATACCACTAATTTACCTAACATCCAGTATTGTGCAAGATTGCAACGACAATCAGGGCAAACGGGAACTCTTGCTACTGTCTGGAATATGCCACTAGAGACAAGAGATTCTATTCGCTTTGCTGGTCAGACAGTTACATTTTCGTATTATGCAAGAAAATCAGCAACATATACCGCAACGCTTAGTTCAAGTTTATTATCTGGAACAGGTACGGATCAATCTGGTTTAGGTGGATTCACTGGACAAGCAGTAGTTGCCACTTTTGGCGCAACATTGACAAACACTTGGCAAAGATTTCAAGGCACTGGAACTGTTGCAACAAATGCAACTGGAATTAGAATTGAGTTTTCAACTAATTCTTGGGTTGGAACTGCTGGTGCTGCTGATTATGTAGAGATAACTGGTGTTCAATTAGAGCTTGGATTAGTTCCGACAAGTTTTAAGCGAGCAGGTGGCGGAACTATTCAACAAGAACTAGATGCTTGCAAAAGATATTTCCAAGTCTTTGGCAATAGCGTACTAGCAGACCGCGCTTTAACGACTGGCGTTTGTTACGCGAACAACCAAGTTTTTGCAGCTTTAGTCTTTGACGAAATGAGAGTTTCGCCAACTGCCAATATAATTAGTGGCACTATTTATGATGTTGTAATTGGCGGTACTGTAGTGCAAACAAATCTAAATGCGCTTGTTTTAGCTAATTTCACACCACGATCGGCACAGATAGAAGTAGGAAGCACAGCGACACCTTTTACCGCTGGTCATGCTGCACTTATCCGACTTGACAACGGCATCATTATTCAATTAGGAGCAGAACTATGATCGAATATGAAATTAGAAAAAATGAATTAAGCGAAGTTATTGTGCGGAAAAATCTTGATGGAAGTATTTCTTATATCCCATTAGATCCTGCTAACTCTGACTACGAAGAATATCTAAATCCAAGTGAAACCAAGATTAAGTAAAGCCGCAATCCAACTCCGAGAGCAGTTCGATGACTCGTTCGCAGATCGTGACCGCACATCGGATGGTTGGATCGGTGACACTCGACACGCTGCTCGCAAGTCAGATCATAATCCAGATGAGCAGGGCTGGGTTCGTGCCATTGATGTGGACAAAGATCTGCACAAAAGCGGAAAGCCAGATGTCATGGGAGATCTTGCTGATCAGCTTCGTACCTTATCAAAGTCCAAAGCAGACACGCGTATTAGTTACATCATTTACGATGGACGAATCTGCTCCAGCATCCTTAATTGGAAGTGGCGCAAGTACACAGGGGCTAACAAACACACTAAGCACATGCATGTTAGCTTTAAAAAAGAAGCTGACAATGATGGTGCTTTTTTTCAAGTACCTATGTTAGGCGGACAATAATGAACGAACTAAAGACAGCAGCAGGTTCATGGGCTAGAGCCTTCCTTGTAGCAGTAATCAGCATGGCAGCCGCAGGCGTGTCAGATCCTAAGGCACTCATTGCAGCAGGCATAGCCTCAGTGCTTCCACCTGTATTGCGTTACCTAAACGCTAATGACCCTGCTATGGGCTTGAAGAAGTGACACAGTCAGACTTCTTCACGCTTTACCTTGCCACAATTGCAGCACTCGGTGGCTTGTCTGGCTATGTAATCACACACTTATTGTCAGAGAT